CTGATACGGCGGGTTTCCGATGACATAATCAAACTTCATGCTGGTACTCCCTTCCTGAATGGTTTCAAAGTTCTGGGCGCTTCCATGGCTGCCCTTGCGCCAGTTTTTCACTTTACAGGATACCGTGGGCGGCTGCGGCTCTGCCGCCCCGAACATGGAAAAGAGGTCAAGCTGTTCTGTCTCCGGCTGGGGCTTTCCGCCGGGCACGGACAGGCGCAGGCCGTCCATCTGCCACAGGTTCCAGCTGATGATGGTGGCGATGGGCTGCAGTTCCTCTTTTGTAGGTTTGCGCTGCCAGCGGGCTTGCAGATGCTCTGCATAGGTCAGCAGGAGGTTGACCCGCGCCAACAAAAGATTATCTCCCTGATACTCATAGCCGTAGGTGGACTGCACCGCATGGGTGGCATATTTGCACCACTCGTCCTCTGTGGCGGCGTTCTCGCTTACCACACGCAGCTTGCGGTCCAGAATGCCAATGCGCCGGGCTACCGGGATCATCTCGCCGGTGGCGGCATCGTACCGGGATGCAAGAAAGGGGGCTTCGCCGCAGGTCACCTCCAAGCGGCGGCTCTGCACATACTGCACCCATGCCGAGGTCCTGCCCCCGCAAGCCGGGAACCGCACCGGCGTTTCCACCGTCTGCCAGCCTTGGGGCAGTTCCACCGTGAACTGCCCGGCGGTCTCCCCTTCCCCCAGCCCACGGAACCAGTCGGCATCCAGTGCATTGTTCATCTTGTTGCAGACCCATGCGGGGCTGAACACCTCGCCTTTTTTGCGGGTGCGCTGCTGCTGGGTGTCGGTCTGCTTCATCATCCGGGGCAGCACCACCTCGTAGTGGGTCAGCCCGAGCTGCTGGGTGGTGATCTGGGATCTATCCGTGACAGGTTCGTACATTACCGTTTGCAGCTCTTCCGGCGGGTCAGTGGCCCAGATGATGTTTTTACCGGTGGATTTATCTTTTAGTAGCGTATCCAGCACCGCCTGCACTTCCGGTGCGTGAAAGTCGATCAGTTGTTCCAACGGGGATTCCCTCGCTTTGCCTTAGCGTTGCGGCGGAAGTAGTAGTATTCATACTACTTTTGCCTATTACTAGTAACAATCCTACCGCTTTTCCCCTTTTCTCCCTAAAAAGTGCTAATAATATTATTGCATTTAGGAAAAAGTAGGAAAATTCTCTATACTGTGATAGAAAGGTAGGATGTAAAAGCATGATTGGTGAGCGACTGGCCGAACTGCGAAAAATAAACGGCGACACACAACAGGGCATGGCAAACAAGCTACATGCAACGTTGTCTGCTGTTCGTTGTTGGGAACAAGAGAAAAGCTCTCCCAGCCATGAAATGTTGATTGCCATCTGCAAGCTCTACGGCACTTCTGCCGACTACCTGCTGGGGCTGACCGACATTGACCCCTCGGACGAAGCCCGCAAACAGCGCCAGCGCCTGACCGAAGAAGAACAGAACGAGATGCACCGCTACGAAGAATATTTGCTCTGGAAACGCAAAAAATAAGCCGCCCAGCGAGACCGTAAGGTCGCTGGGCGGCTGTTTTATCCTACAAAAGTTCTAATTAAATACCTTTTAGAATTTTTCTTATTTTTCCCATATTATTTTTCAAATCATGTCGAATTTCTTCATCTTGTCCATACTCTTCTTCAGCATGCTCAATATAGGTAAAATAATTTCCTCGTTTGCTCTTTGCACCATGTTCAGAATAAAGCGTATACAGACCAGAAAGATTGATATGATTTCCTTTTCTGGTATACCCTCCTGTTTTTGCAATATTTTTTGCCTTTCTGTGCATCCGGTAATAGTATTTGGCCGTCGTTTTAGAACGGATAAACACTTTCGTTCCATTAAACGAAAATCCTAAAAAATTGATAAATTTTTTACTATCGTCTGCACCTTTGTCTATCGCTTTTCCAATATTCTCAACCTTCTCTTCCTTATAATGAAAATATTGGGTTTTGCTCGGCTCCAATTTTAATCTAGGAGCACTTGCAATAAATGCTCTCACTTCAGAGAAGACATTCAGCGCATTATTGTTAGGTTCATCCGGCACTATCACAATAAAATCATCACTATACCGCATATAAAATCCGTGATATTGTTCAACCAGATCATGGATTTGCTTATCAACTTCCAGCATATAGAGGTTCGCCAACATTCCACTAATAGGTGATCCTTGTGGTATCCCGTAATGGTTCATATTTGGCTGTATGTGAGAACGATTGTTTTTATATTGTTCCGCTGTTAATACTCTTGATTGTTTATTGAGTGCGCGATGACCTGCTTTGTTGTCTTTCAGTTCATTTATAGCCAACAAGTCCGTCAGTTCCCATTGACTAAATGACGTGATATTCCTAAACACATTATAATGATCCTTTGGTAATCTTTCGCATTCCAATAACGAGCACCATTGCTTCTTCAGATACGCATGACAAAGATTATCAAAAAAGTGTGTAAAATCTCCAATCATCACATAGCAGTTTTCTGTCTTACGGATAAAATCGTAGGCCGCTTTGGAAAATTGAATATTGCTCTTTCCTAAATTTGTTCGATAGGCAACCGCAACATTAGAAATCCCATCACAAGTCGTTCGCTCGTTATATTTCTCATTCAAAATGTGACTGTAATACTGATAAATGCACCGATCAATATGTGCTGCATAGCAAATATCACGTTTTTTAGGAACTACTCCTTTTCCTCTTTTAAACTTGCTCATATCCATCTCATAATGGATAAATGGATAAAATCCATGCGCTGCAACTGCTTTTGGATTTGAAACATAATCTTTCATGCGACCGATATCTGTTCGCACATCAAAATGTGCATAATATCGCTTGCTTCTTTGAATTGTCTTCTTATCACTTAACCAAGCATCCATTGCTTTAATACCCCTAAAATGCAATATCCATCGGCACGAGGAATAGCGTCTCTAAGCCGATGGATATACGTTTGACGTGGTTACTCCTATTACCATAAAGGATTTTCAGAGTTCCCAGCTATTCTGTTAGCGCAATCATCAATTATGGTATAATTGACTGGGAGGCGATTGTCGTGATTTCATCAATCTGTCTGATTCTAGCATTTGCCACATCAGCATCAACAACCGTGTCAACTGTGCTGCTAAATATTCTCGAGAATATTCTAGCAGGAGAGTTGACAACAATCTCCTTCCCCCATACCTTTCGTATGGGGCACTTTAATTATAGCACTTTTTACCAAGTAATCAATGCTGTTCATAATAAATTAACCCGCCATCGTGCATAGTCCGACTTATTATAACATTTTGCCGATATACTTTCTTAACCCCTCTTCCGTCCGGATGTTATACTTCTCATCCACCTTTTTGAAGTAGCTCTTCATCGCATCCAGCGAAATCTCCGCATGAGAAGTTTCGTCCGGCAGAAAGCCCTTCCGGGCATCCAGCCAAGGGGCTTCTTTGTGGGTGATGCTTTCCAGAACCTTTCCGCTGTACATACCAAAGGTATCCAGCACACGGTCTACCACCTCTTTGGCCTCCGGGGTAAGCGGCAGAGCGCTCTCCTTCAGCGGCACAAAGCGGTCATCGTCAATGGGGTTGTACTTAAAATCCCGGAACAGATTATAGACATTGCGATACACCGGGCCATGCACCCACGCTTCACAGGGGGCATCAAACAGCGGTTTGTCGTAAATCGCTGCATAGTTGCCCTGAATATAATACAGCAGCTTTTGCAGGGTCAGTGGTGTCACCTCATGCAGCGCCGAGAAGATATAGGCGATCACCGCCAGCAGTTCCACCGGGACAGCCACATAGAGATTTTCCAGCTGCGTTGCAGCCGTATAGGCCTTTTTGTAGGCGGTCTCTCCGATCTTCTCGCGGTTCTGGTCCAGCAGTTCCTTCATATAGGAGGCCGATGCCAATGCGTGCAGCATGATATCCGAGTACTCTTTGGACGGCACCTGTCCGGCAAGGTAGCGGGTAATGGTCACTTCCCCAAAGCCCAGTGCCAGCGACAACGGTGCTTTGCCAATATTGTAGAGCTTCATCAGGCGTTCGATGTCCTCCACCGTGATGACCTCCTCCGCTTTGCGGTACTGCTCGTCAATCTCCTTCATGTTGTAGTCCATCAGGCCGGGGATTCCCATTTCGCCGCCGCATTCGTTGCAGAAAGCAGCCGTAATCTCAAAAGTATACTTCTTTTCCCGGATGGTCTGGTTGATTTTGATTTTCTTCAAGGTGTAGCTCGTTTCTCTGCGGCATTCTGTGCAGAAGTCCTTTCGTTCGCGCATAGTGTCCTCTCCTTCTTTTGTGCTCATTTATCTGAAGTAGTAAGTCAGCGGATGGCGTTGCTCGTGGAATGAGATCACGATGACGAATTCGTTGTCCAGTTTGTTGAACTTGATGTAAAGCGGAACCAGCTTTTCCGCTGTTCCGTATCGTTCGATCAACAGAACTTCTTTTCCAAAGATATAGAGCGTCTCATGCTCATAGCCAACGTGCTCATTCGGAACTGCGTCTGAGAAGTCCATTGCGTTCAAATCCAAAATGATGTTCTCTGCATCTTCTTCGGTAAGCGAATATGTCTGAAACAGTTTACGGTTATCCGGGCGTTTAACGTTCATATCCAACCGGTAGCGGCGTGCTTTTACCGCGCACTTCACGGCCTCAAGATAGTTTTCAACATCGGACACGCTCAGGTTCATTCGGTTCACTCCTTTTGAACATGATGGTATTTTTGTATTCTTCTATCATCATTATACTTGTGTGATCGGATTTTGTCAATATGCCATCACGCAGTAAAATTCGCTGACGCTCTGCCTGGCGCAAAGTCCACCAGCGAATCGCTCTTTCTTCAAATCCCCTAGACACAAAAACGGCACCCGCTTTTCAGCGAGTGCCGATTTTGTTACCCTATAGTGCGCTTTGATTTTTGGCGTAAGTGGCGTAAGTTTGGCGTAAATCCGCTTTCGCGTGCTCCAAAAATCAAGGATTCATGCGGTTTTCAGGCAGTTATTAGTACATGCCGCCCATACCGCCCATGTCACCGCCGGCGGCAGCAGGAGCAGCCGGGGGTTCGGGCAGATCGGCCACGAGGCTCTCGGTGGTCAGCACCATCTCAGCGACGGATGCTGCGTTCTCCAGAGCGGAGCGGGTGACCTTGGTCGGGTCAACGATGCCGGCGGCGATCATATCCTCGACGTAGACTTCATTCTGAGCGTCGAAGCCATAGTTGGGCTTGTTGGCAGAGATGATCTTATCGATGATGACGCTGCCCTCGAGGCCGGCGTTCTTGGCGATCTGGCGCAGAGGAGCTTCCAGAGCCTTCAGGACGATCTTAGCGCCGGTGCGCTCGTCGCCTTCCAGCGTGTCGCACAGCTCACGGACAGCGGGGATGGCGTTGATGGGAGCAGTGCCGCCGCCAGCGACGACGCCTTCCTGAACAGCAGCCTTGGTTGCGTTCAGAGCATCCTCGATGCGGAGCTTCTTGTCCTTCATCTCGACCTCAGTAGCAGCGCCGACCTTGATGACAGCCACGCCGCCAGCCAGCTTTGCCAGACGCTCCTGCAGCTTCTCGCGGTCGAAGTCGCTGGTAGCGGCCTCGATCTGGTTGCGGATCTGACCGATGCGGGATGCGATAGCGTCCTTGTCGCCGGCGCCGCCCACGATGGTGGTGTTCTCCTTGGTGACCTTGACCTGACGGGCATGGCCCAGCATGTCAACGGTAGCATCCTTCAGCTCGTAGCCGAGGTCTGCAGAGACAACCGTGCCGCCGGTCAGGGTAGCAATATCCTGCAGCATCTCCTTGCGGCGGTCGCCGAAGCCGGGAGCCTTGACAGCCACGACGTTCAGGGTGCCGCGCAGGCGGTTGACGATGAGGGTGGACAGAGCCTCGCCCTCGATGTCCTCGGCCACGATGAGCAGCTTCATGCCGTTCTGCATGACCTGCTCCAGCAGAGGAACGAGGTCCTGAATGACGCTGATCTTCCTATCGGTGATGAGGATGGCGGCACTGTCCAGAACAGCCTCCATCTTGTCGGTATCGGTGACCATATAGGGAGTCAGGTAGCCGCGGTCGAACTGCATACCTTCGACGATCTCGTTGTAGGTCTCGGCCGTGGTCTTGTTCTCCTCGATGGTGATGACGCCGTCGGAAGTGACCTTCTCCATCGCCTCGGCGATGAGACGGCCGATCTCGGGGTCGCCTGCGGAGATGGTGCCGACGCGGGCGATGTCGTTGGAATCCTTGACCTTCTGGCTGTGTGCCTTGATGGTCTCGACGGCCTTAGCGACAGCCTTGGTCATGCCGCGGCGGATGTCCATCGGGTTTGCACCGGCGGTGACATTCTTCATGCCCTCGGTGACCATAGCCTGTGCCAGAACGGTCGCGGTGGTGGTGCCGTCGCCTGCGGCGTCGTTGGTCTTGGTAGCGACCTCACGCACCAGCTGTGCGCCCATGTTCTCGAACTCGTCCTTCAGCTCGATCTCCTTTGCGATGGTCACACCGTCGTTGGTGATGACGGGGGCGCCGAACTTCTTGCTCAGCACCACGTTGCGGCCCTTGGGGCCGAGGGTGATCTTAACAGTATCTGCCAGAGTGTCGATACCGGCACACAGTGCCTTGCGGGCTTCCTCGCCCTGCTTGATCTGCTTAGCCATATTTTATCGCTCCTTCGTAAATGCTTGATTATCCAGTGTGAGGGAAAGACGCTTACTCCACGATGGCCAGAATGTCGGCCTGACGCACGATGGTGCATTCTTCGCCGTCCACCTTGACCTCGGTGCCGGAGTACTTGCTGGTGAGCACCTTGTCGCCCACCTTGACAGTCATCTTGACCTCCTTGCCGTCCACGACACCGCCGGGGCCAACGGCCACGACCTGTGCCACCTGGGGCTTCTCTTTCGCGCTGCCGGTCAGGATGAGGCCGCCCTTGGTGGTCTCCTCGACCTCAACAGTCTTGATAACAACACGGTCTGCAAGAGGAATGATCTTCATCGTTCTTGCCCTCCTATTATAAATATAAAAGATAAACTGTTTTATGTCCCGGGGGCTGCGCCCTTCCGGTTGTTTAGCACTCTTTTTCCTTGAGTGCTAAGTGTATTGTACTCATCTTGGAGTCAAAAATCAAGGGGTTTTGCAAATTTCTTTGTTAAGTTTTTATGTCCTTTTCATGAGCCTGTCGAGTGTATGTTCTTTTTGCCCTCGCCCTGTACGAACAATCTACGTTCCATCTACCTTTCAGATAACAAAAAACGCACCCGTCATAAGACCAGTGCGTTAAACGATATGGGGATCATCTCTCTATTTGGGCAATTCCGGCGATCTCTGATTTTGTCAACTCAAGAGTCCCGTCAAGAATGATGCTTTCCATGCCCTCAGGTTCGTTACCTTCCGGAAAAAATATGATCCGTAACGAGACCTTTATTTTTTCTCCGTCAGAACAAAGAACAGAAACATATTCACCTTTATAACTTCGCAAGTCCATTATGCATCCTCCTCTCGTGTAGGATAAATGTAGGTTCTGTCTTTTGAATAAATGATCATCTCATTACAGGTTTCATGTGCGTTGCCGTCCCGGTCAATGTACACACCAATCGGTTCCGAAGATTGTACGCGTCCTTTCTTGACCCAATCCCCTTTTCTGGACGACATCAACTGCCCCGTTCCGTGGAGTTTCAGAATATACCGCTGTGCCATATTCGTGCTGAAGTACATATAGCTTTCACCTGATTTATATACGGGATACCGGTAAATTTCGGTCGTGTTCCGCTTGCTTTCCTTTGCGAATCGTCAATGAAACCTCGCCATGCTTTACTGCTCTTCACAGTACTGACACATTTATTTTAGCACGTTCCTGTTTGTCTGTATAGGGTTTATGTCCGAGTTGCGCGGACGTGCGGTGAATACCCCACTTCATACCTTTAATTCCATAGTGATAAAGCTCATCCGGATTTTTCCATCTCCAGATATTGGAATATCCGTACATTACATATTCCTTTCGCAATATTTGTTGCAAACAGCCACTTCCTGCGGTATGATAGACTTACAAAATACGAGGAGGATTCCTGCTATGGCCAACCACGAACTGCTTCCCACTCAAAATTTGAACTGTGAAGTGACTACAAGCGATGTCTCTTTTGATTTTGGCGATACATCCCGCTTCCGAAAAATCGAGTTTCCAGAGCAGGCTGGTTTGACTGCAAACAGTTTGCTTCAGCTTCTTCCTGCCGCGGCAGCATCAGATGTAGCCTCCAAGACGTACATCCTGAAATTCCCAGAAGGTGTTCAGGGAACGCTTTTGCATCTTCGGCGAGGCGGGTACACAACCACCATAGTTGATTCCACCTCACATTTCAGTGGAACTGCGTCCTTACACCCAGTAGATCCAGTCTCTATTTCATTATTCAATGTCTTTAGTGTTGCCTCTTTTGCAACCGGGCAATATTTTCTCCGGGATATCTCCTCGAAAATGTCCGAAATCAATCGAAAGCTCGATGATGTACTGACCTTTCTGGAAGATTCCAAACGCACAGAGTTACTGTCAGAGCTTACCTTTGTAAAGTATGCCGTAAATAATTACTCTACGATTATGCTCAGTGAGCCGCAGCGTATCGCTACTCTGACAAATGTTCAGCGTTCCAAGATTCGTGCAATTGCCGACATCGACTTTTATGCAACTGAACTGGAGCACCGGGTCAATGCAAAAGACACTCAAAAGAATTTACTATCGGTTCTGAACGCAAAGCAGAATCTTGACTTGGCATCTCAACTTTATGCAATCAGTTCTATCATGGAGCCTTATTATGCCCAAAACTGGAACGCTTCTTATCTAAAAAACATTTGTACAGAGGCAGATTCGCTGTTGGGATATACGAAAAATAAAATTTTTGATGCCATTAGTCCTTATGTAAAGAGTATCCGAGAATCACATAAAGAAACGCGTCTTAAGAAAGCTGTTCCTTTACTTCATCAGAAAAAAAGATTCTAATGGTGTCTGATGATCTCACAAATCAGGTTCATCATCCCCTTACCGCAGTCATCGACAGTGCCTTGAAGGCTCCCTTGAAATCCTCGGAACTCTATCTGTCGCGGGACGGCTCCGTCTACCAAGCACTGTGATCGCTCAAATGCATTCCTATTCTCCTTCTACGCCACAAAAAATAAGAACGCCAGCGTATCATGCATCAGCACAATACACTGGCGTTCTACTTTTCGGTTTCTTTGGCCTTATCCGACCTTACGCATATCACTCAACATGCTTTCGGAGCGAGCCATTCAGTAACAGTCTTGATACTGAATCCAACCAGTTCAGAAATCTCATCGATAGACATACCCTTCTGGCTCATTTTCAAGGCAGTTGCTTTAGCCTGTTCTACTCTTCCCTCTTCCCGGCCTTCCGTAAAGCTTTCCACTCTCAGCTCTTCCATCACCTTACACATAGCACCCACTCCTTTCGGATTCTCTTTGAGGTATCGTGTCCGCTCGGCCATCAGCTCAAAATTCATGTCCTCCGCCTTCGTGCAGTTGAAGTCATGCATCAGTCTGCCGATGTCCGAGTCTCCGCGGTATTGACCGTTCACATACAGGATATGCGCCCCATCGCCGAACGGCTGGCCCAGCGTCAAATTCATGTTCTGAATGACATATACCGGTTCGCCTGCTTTGTAGTAATCATTTTCCGTGATGAAAATAACATAGCTGTCCGGCAGTTCCCGGTATTCCTGTTTCTCATCCAGATTCTCCACATCCAGCGCACTGGAGTGGTATCTTGCCCGGTGAGGGTCAGCACCGTTGTCGGCACGCTGTATCTCGATGTCGTACTTCTTTCCGGTGTTGTCCGTAGCGTATGCGTCCAGGCAAACAGACCTTGCGCCCGTCACCCGTTTTAAGTCTGCCTGCGTCTCACACTTCACCAGCGTCAAATCAGGCTTTCCCACAATAATGCGGAGCACCAGCTCTGCCAGCGGAATGTTATCCTTGAACAGACCTCTCATAAAGGTATCGTCAATGGGCCGGAAGCCGCGCAGACGCTCGAGGTCTTCCCGATGCCGGCGTTCTCGTTTCTGAGCTTCTGTTTCCTGCATCTGACCCCACCTCCTGTTCTACAGTATTATTTTATCATAGCTCAGTCGGTTTATCAAGCATCGTTCAAAACTCTCCCGGTTCAGCTTCCCGAAACACAGTGCAGTCAAAACACTTGACTTAGTCAAGCAACAGTGCTATAATACTTTCCATCAAACGCAGAAGGAGTTGATGAAATGGAGCCATCCACGGTATCTTCCTGCATTCTGACCCTGTACAGAGAGTTTGCCGCTTACACGACCCAGCGGTTACAGGAACTGGGTCTGAGCTTCGGGCTGATATATTTTGTCATCTATGTAGGAAAGCATCCGGATTGTACGCCCTCGGAACTGACCAAAGCTCTTCATCTGGATTGGGGCCACTCCCAGCGCAGCCTGAACAAGCTGGCCGAAGACGGCTTTCTGACGAAAGAAAAGAATGGGCGCAGCTACCACCTGAAGCTGACCCAGAGGGGTGAAAGCGCCTTTGTGGTCTGTCATCAGGTCTTTATCGGCTGGGATGCGCAGAGTCTGGGCGGACTGACAGCGCAGGAGCGGCAGCAGCTGCTGACATTACTGCAAAAAGCAGTGCAAAAGAAAGTGTGCAAATGATGTATGAAACGATCTTGAGTCCGATCCATTATGGTGGGATGCAGCTGAAAAACCGCATCATCTTTGCGCCGACAACATTCGGGCTGTCCGATGAAGAATACCTTGCAAAGCTCCGTGCCATTGCACAGGGCGGCTGTGCCATGATCATCGTGGGCGATGTCCCGGTGGGCAAAAGCAGATTTGAAAAATCTCTGTTTGACGCCAAAGGCTTTGCATTCTACCAGCAGGTCGTGAAAATCGCCCATGATGCGGATTGCAAAGTCTGTGCCCAGCTGCACCAGAGCGATTCCAATCTGCTGGCCATGTTCAAATACATTCCCGGTCTGCTGCTGAAAAAAATCACCCCGGATCAGCTGCGGGAAAAGCTGAACGCCGAAGTCGCTCCTTACATTACAAAGATGTCCAGACGGAAGATTCGGACCATCATCAGCGGATTCGGCAAAGCAGCAGCATTGGCAAAACAGGCCGGCTTTGATATGATGCAGGTGCATGGCGACCGAATGTGTGGCAGCTTCAGTTCGGCTATCTTCAACCATCGCACCGATGAATACGGCGGCAGCGCAGAAAACCGCGCCCGTTTTGCGGTGGAAGCAGTTTCGGCAGTCCATGCGGCGGTTCCGGGGATGCCCATTGATTACAAGCTGGCCGTCCGGCAGGAAAACCCGCACTTTGGCAATGCCGGTGTGGTGGAAGAAGAACTGCCGGTGTTCGTTCCGCTGCTGGAGCAGGCGGGTGTGACCAGCTTCCATGTAACGCTGGCAAACCATTCCGCATTGGAAAACACCATCCCGCCCGCCAATCATCCCTATTTCAGCCAGCCGGGATGCTTCCTCAAATTCTGCGATGAGGTGCGGCAGTACACCGACCTGCCCATCTGTGGTGTCGGTGGTCTGAACGACCCGGATCTTGTGGAGCAGCAGCTCGCCAGCGGACGCATCCAGTGCGCCGCCATGAGCCGCCAGCTTCTGGCAGACCCGGATTGGGTGAACAAGCTGAAAAACGGGCAGGCGGAACAGATCCACCGCTGTGTCCGCTGCAACAAGAAGTGTCTGGGCGGGCTGATGGCACATCAGGGGACCCGCTGTGTTTATGATGCTTTGCGAGAAAAAGAAGCAAAAAACGCATAAACCTACCCGGCAAAAAATCACGATATACTTAACAAAAAGACATTCACAAAGGAGAAGCTATGAGTTACGCGATCGTATACAGCAGCAAAACAGGCAACACAAAAATCTTGGCAGATACGCTGCACGACTGCCTGCCGCAGGAAGGCTGCGATTATTTCGGCATCCCGGATCCTGCCGCCATGGAAGCGGACACCCTTTATGTGGGCTTCTGGACGGACAAGGGACAAGCCGATGAAAGCACTTCGGCCTTTTTGAAGCAGCTGCACGGCAAAAACATCTTTCTCTTTGGCACTGCCGGCTTCGGCGGCAGTAAAGAATACTTTGATAAGATCTTGAAAAAGACAGAGCATTCGCTGGACAAAAGCAACACTGTTTTCGGCAGCTTCATGTGTCAGGGAAAGATGCCGATGTCGGTACGCCAGCGGTACGAAGAGATGAAAAAACAGCCGATCCATCTGCCCAATCTGGATGCCATGATCGAGAATTTTGACAAGGCTCTTTCTCACCCGGATGCGGATGACCTGGAGCAGCTGAAACAGGCTGTAAGATAACGGAAAAGGCGGCGGCTTCCCTTGACAAGGAAAGCCGCCGCCTTTGTTGATTCTCCGATGAGCCCCTGAAGAAGCGTGCAGGGCGCTTCTCATCCTTTCATTTTACACGCTGGCCCTCTGGGCCATGAACCGCTCATAGGCCGGTTTGGGCAGCAGGACGCGCCCGGCCAGCGGCTTGAGCTGGGCGGTGATGGCGTCGCAGGGAGCGCACTCGCCGTCGGCGGTCGCCACGATAGGGCCGCGTCCGTCTGCCGGGCGCAGGGAGACGCACTTTGCCCGGCGGTAGATGAAGCAGGGCTTCGCCTGTTCCGTCAGCTCACCGTTCCGGAAGTGCCTGCCGCTCTTATACATCCCCAGCAGGCGGGCGATCGTCAGGCGGCTCACCCTGCGGATGATGAAGACGTCCAGCCAGCCGTCGTCGGGCTGAGCCTCGGGGGCCGCATAAAAACCGCCTCCATAGGTGCGGCCATTGCAGACGGCACACATCAGGCAGTCCACCGTCAGCTCCTCGCCGTCGATGGTGAAGGTCACGTTCCGGCCGATGTGGCCGCAGAGCTGCCTGACGATGGAGAGCGCATAGGCCATCTCGCCGCCGCAGAACGGGATGCGCCGGAACTGCGGGATGCCGTAAGCCACCTGTGCATCGAGCCCGGCGGCGCAGATGGTCGCCGAAAGGCCGAGGTCGGTCTGCATCAGATCAATGTCCACCTCACTGCCCGCCAGCTGGGCGTCGAGGTCATTGAACTCTTCCCGCGTGCCGTAGGTGCGCAAAAAATCGTTGCCGCTGCCAAAGGGCAGACACCCCACCGCCGCGAGTCCGCACCCCTGCGCCCCGGTCAGCGCTTCGTTGAAGGTGCCGTCGCCGCCCGCTGTCCAGATGCGCACCGGCTCACCGTCGGCCTGCGCGGTGTGCGCCGCCTCAGCGGCCAGCTCCCGGGCATGGCCCGCGTACTGGGTCACAACGACCTTCCGTTTTTCCGGCGGGATGCCCGCCCGCTGGGCTGCGGCCCGGATGGCCGGGGCCAGCTCAGCAGTGCAGTCCCGCTTGCCTGCGGTGGGATTGAGCAAAAACAGATAGCGCATTCGGCTTCCTCCTCTGGTGGTTCCTGCCCTCTATCATAGCGGAAAACCAGAGCAGATGCAAGAGCTTTTCAGCCGACACCCGCCGTCTGTGTCTCCTGCACCACGATCGTGCCGTCCTCGGCGCAGTCTGCCGTCCAGTGCTGTCCGAGGCTCACACTGCCGGAGGCGATCTGGTCGGCAAAGGCCTGCTCCACGGCCCGGTCTACCTGTCGGCGCAGCTCGCGCGCGCCATAGGGCGAATGTGCTTTTGCCGCCAGCGCCGGGCCGACCCGGGCCGTGTGGGTCAGCTGGTAGCCGCTGCGGGCAGCACGCTCTTCCAGCTGGCCCAGCAGCTTTTCGGCGATGGAGCAGAGGCTCTGCTCCTCCAGCGGGCGGAATACGATGAGCTCATCCAGACGGCCCACCAGCTCCGGCCGGAACCACTTTTTCGCCTCGGCAACGGCGGCCTCCGACTGCTTTTCAAAGGCGGCTTCGCTTCCCGCCCCGAAGCCCAGCGGTGCGCTCTGCCCGGCGAGGAATCGTGCGCCGAGGTTGGAGGTCAGCAGGACGATGGTGTTGCGGAAATCCGCCTTGCGGCCCATGGAGTCGGTCAGCTGGCCGTCCTCGAGCATCTGCAGGAGCACATTCTGAATATCCGGGTGCGCCTTTTCGATTTCGTCAAAGAGCACCACGCTGTAGGGGCGGCGGCGGACAGCCTCCGTGAGCTGACCGCCCTCGTCGTGGCCCAGATAGCCCGGAGGCGCACCCAGCAGACGCGCCACGGTGTGCTGCTCCTGATACTCCGACATATCGAACTTGAGCAGGGCCTTCTCGCTGCCGAACCAGCTCTCCGCCAGCGCCTTTGCCAGCGCAGTCTTGCCGACACCGGTCGGCCCGAGGAAGAGCATCGCGCCGATCGGCCGGCCCGGCTCCCCCAGCCCGGTGCGGCTGCGCCGGATGGCCCCGGCCACGGCGGCGACAGCCCGGCTCTGGCCCACGACTTCGGCGTTCAGGCGCTCTTCGAGGCGGGCAAGCCGCTCCCGCTCTTTTTCGCCCACCCGCTCAGCCGGCACACCGCTGGCCTGCGCCACCACCCGGGCAATTTCCTTCCGGCTGAGGACGGGGTCTTTCTCCCCTTCCCGCTCGGCCCGGATGCGCACCGCCGCACAGGCTTCGTCCACGAGGTCGATGGCCTTATCCGGCAGACAGCGCCCCGGCAGATACCGCACCGAGAGCTCCACGGCCTCCCGCAGGGTTTCGTTGGGCAGGCGGACGCCGTGATACCGCTCGTAGCGGGGTGCCAGACCTTCCAGTATATCCACGGCCTGCTTCGGCGTGGGCTCTTCGATTTGGACGCGGCCAAAGCGGCGCTCGAGGGCGGCGTCCTTCTGGATGTGGGTGCGGAACTCCTGATTCGTCGTCGCGCCGATGAGCTGCAGTTCACCCCGGGCCAGCACCGGCTTTAAGATGCTGGCCGCGTCGATGGCCCCCTCTGCCGCACCGGCACCGACGATGGTGTGGAACTCATCCACAAAGAGGATGGCGCTGCCGTCCCGGACGAGTTCTTCCAGCAGGTTCTTGAACCGCTCTTCGAAGTCGCCGCGGTACTTCGTACCAGCCACGAGGCTGGCCATGTCCAGCGCCAGCAGACGCCGCCCCTGGAGCATCCGGGGTACCTGCTTGTCGGCGATGCGCTGGGCAAGCCCTTCGGCCAGCGCGGTCTTGCCCACGCCCGGTTCGCCCACAAGGCAGGGGTTGTTCTTCTGGCGGCGGCATAAGATCTCTACCATCCGGTCCAGCTCTTTTTCCCGGCAGAACACCGGGTCCAGCTCGCCGTCCGCCGCCCGGCGGGTCAAATCGCGGCAGTATTTGTCGCTGGCCCGGCTCCCCCGCGGCAGCGACGACGCCGAGCGCGGCTGGATAGGCAGGATGAACTGCCCTGAAAGCTGGCGGCACTCCCGCACCGCCTCGGTGAGCTGGACGCCCATCGACGCCAGCATGACCCCGGCGGCGCAGTCGGTGTCTTCCAGCATGGCGCAGAGCAGATGCTCCGGCTCGGCCCGGCTCAGGTGGGCGTTCTGCGCCCCGATGATGGCGTAGTCCATCGCCCGGCGCAGGTCCGCCGCCATATCGCCCCGGGCAAGCCTGGTGACCGAACCCTCCCGCCCGGCGGACAGCTGACGCCGCACTTCCAGCTCCGAGATGTTCTTCCCGGCCAGAAAGCGGGCTGCCGGGCCGCCGTCCGCTTGCAGCATCGCCCACAGCAGGTGGCCGGTGTCTGCCTTTTTGCAGCCCAGCCCTCCGGCCAGCTCCACCGCCTTATCCAGCAGCTGCCCCGCCTCCCGGGAGAAGCCCTTATACCGTCCTTTGCCGAATGCGTCCCAAATGCTCATTTGCCTGGCTCCTATCTTCCGTATTGCCCTGTTGCATCAAGAAACAGTATAGCCCCGGCAGGCGAGAAAAAATCAGAGCTTTGTGTCGCACCGGCCCCAAAACGCACCGAGAGATAAAACAAAAAAGCCATCTGAACGAATCAGATGGCTTTCTGGTTGACCTTACACTCCCCGAGTCGAACATCCTCGTCACTGTTTTTGGGTCAGGATTTTGTATCTCTCGTTCTCTCTCTTAACGCAACACCGCCCCTCTCCCAGAGCAATTCCGGGGGAGGGGCGAGGAGCAGCGCGACGCTATCTTTGGCAACGGCAGTGAGGACACAAAGGATGTGCAGGCTACGGTCTACATCCCGGATCCGCTCGCCGAAAAGATGGCAGCTCGGATAGATGCAGAGCAGTGCAACCGAAATGAGCTTATCCTGCAGGCGCTGCGGGAATATCTCAAATAAATAAACCCCTGATGCTCCAAACAGAACACCGGGGGTTTATTTTATCCAATAATTTTATCAATGCCTTTCAGGCCGTATGTAGTGCTGCTCATGGTCTTACCCCTTACTCAGCGCCGCCTTTGCCCGGTCGAAGAAAAACTGGATGACCGCACCGATGGTCTCATCGGTGATGGCCCAGCTGATGAGCCTGCCCCACTTGCTGGAACTGATTGCCATGCGGAGCATCTTGACGACCCACGCCTTGCGCTCTGCGCCGCGCTTTGTCCCCTGAATCTCCCGCTCTGCCCGCTCGATGAGGTCCAGCACCAGCGGCTTTACGGCTGCGCCATAGCCCAGGCGGATGCAGCCCAGGGCGTAGAAAATAAAGCCTCCCAGCATCAGCACCGCCGCTACCGGCACGGGGATGATGCCCAAAATGTTATTGATCGTTGCCATGTATTACTCTCCTCTCTCTTTTTCGAGGTCTGCAATGCGGTGGTTTGCCACCTTCATCTGCTCTTCGAGCACCGGCACACGCTGGGCGAAGTTGTTGTGCGTCCGGACTTCCCGGGTCAGCTCCTCCAGCTTTGTTTCGGTGACTGCTTGCTGCTTGTCCAACTTGGCGTCCATGCTCTGGGCGGTGTGGTTGTTGGAGACGATCACGCCGATCAGGCTCAGACCGCCGGTGATAATGGCTACGATGATTGCCTCGCTCATGCACCCTCCCGGAGACGGGTCAGACCCTTCTTTCTGATGATACGGGGGTAGTTGAGGGTAGTGACGTTGAGGTCCACGTTGCCCGTGATGCCCGGCACGCTGCCCTTGCTGGTGTGTTGGTGGGCGTTGTAGTTAAACGTCACGTTGGGCGTCTTGCCGGTGTAGTCGGCAAGCCAGACGTCCCACCGAGAGGACAGCCGAGCCATGTCCAGCTCGTACTTGTAACCGGTGTAGGTGTACAGCTGGGCGTAAAAGCCCATTTTCTCCACCTGTTCCAGCGCATAGGCGGTGAGGTTGGTGAGGTCGAGGGTGCTCATGGGCTTGAGCTTGTTTTCCTCCACGTCCACCGCCACCGGCAGGGTCAGCTCCTTGCCGTACACCGCCTGCCGCAGAAGGGCAAGCTCTGCATCGGCCATGGCCTCGCTGGTGGCGTAGGTGTAGTAGTAGACGCCCACGTCCAGCCCGGCGGCCCGGGCGTTGCGGTAGTTGGTCTCAAAGGTGGGGTCGATGTACAGGCCATCTGCCCGCTTGGAGAGCTTGCGGTTGGTGGATACCGTCTTGAGCATTGCCCCCTTGTAGCCCGCCGCTGCCACCTGCGCCCAGTCGATAAGGCCCTGATACCGGCTCACGTCGATGTACCTGTAGGACTTGCCGCCCTCCCAGCCGGTGACAGCCTCTGCCTCGGGGACTGCGGGTGCGGGTGTTGCCTCGCCGGTGTCCCGCTCGTCCCCCGGGCCAAAGATGGCCCGCACCAGCTTTTCCAGCAGCTCCAGCAGCTTACCCATCGTAGTCCTCCCCCGTGATCTCTTTGTACCGCTCTGCGGTGATCTCGCCGTCGGCCACCCGCTTTGCCAGCTCCGCTTTGACTCCGGCATGGCGGCGTGCGGGCATCTCTGCCCACGTCTTTGTACCGGCGATGAGCCGGTTCGCCCAGATTTTATCCATTTTGATGTCCTCCTTATTTGTTGACGGCGGCATCCAGCTCGCACAGCGAGTCCTCGATAGCCGCCTGCCGCTCCTGTGATGCCATATCCTGCTCACACAGGGCGTCCTCGATCTCCGCTACGAGGCCGGGCAGCTCCCTGAGCTTCTGCTCCTCTGCCAGCTTCCTGTGGAGCTCTTTCAGGCTCTTATCCATCTTGCAAAGACTCATCCGATGACACCCCCAATCATGGTGATATTGCCGCCGACGCCGGAAGCTCCCCGGGTGATCGTCACCTTGTAGTTAAAGGCCGCTCCCTTGGCGGCGGTCTTGTTGGTAAAGGCGTGATGTACAAAGGCCCGGCTCTCGCCGCTCTGGATGTCGGTGCAGTTCTCCCACACGGGAACATCGTCCCGTGCGTTGTTGCTCAGCTCCACGGTCAGGCTCATGTCTGACGGAAAACTGCCCTCCAGTGTCAGCGCGGCCACGGTGATGGTGTCGTCTGCCGTCAGGGGCTGGGCCAGCGAGAGGACGGCACTTGTCACATTTTTGGTAAAGGTGGCTGTCCAGTCCACCGAGGTCTTGCCGTCGTCCGCTTCCAGCACCAATGTGTTTTCTCCGTTGAGGATCTGCTGGAACAGGGCTTTCTCGCTCAGGCACTGCACTGTGAGTTCGGTACCGGAGGCCACGTTCTCGCGGACGGCCAGCGCCACACCGTTCACCTTTTCGGTGATGGTCATGGGGTCTCCGTCGCCGTCGGTCACGGTGTAGGCCAGAGTAAACGGCTCGTTCTTCTCGCCCAGCGCCACGCCACTCTCGCCCACATCGGAAGTCACTTCCGGCGGCTGGTTCACAGTCGGAAATCCGTCCCTGTCGATGTACAGGGTCTCCGGCAGGGTGAAACAGGGGAGGTAGCCCCAGCTTTGCGTATGCCCATATGTGGTATTAAAACGGCCATAATAACTGTCGTTTACGCCGCTGAGTGCAACTCCGTCATAATAATAATCATTATCAGAAGAGTCGTGGTGATAAGACACATTGTCGCTCCGGGTTCTTGTCCAGATGTTTGTCCCGAAATCAGTAAAAATATTTTCCAGTCTTTTCCGGGCTTCATCGGAGAGCAAAGCTCCTTCGGGTCTTGAAGATAAGTTGTACACACTTTCGCTTGCTGAAAGTGTGAAGATTGAAGTAGTGAACCTACTACCTTTAGGTGAATATCTTGTTTTCCCCATCCAGCCCTTAACGTCAGCGGCAAACTTATAAAAATAAGTAGTGGTGAGCCAATCGTAGATGCTGCAGGTGTACCCAGAATCCGTTTGTCCCCATGCAATATCGACTCTTCTGCCATACTCGCCGATGCTCGACCACGGGCCACTCATCGCCGGCCTCTCTCTACAAAACAGCGTCCGTCCCTTGCCGTTCAGGCCGCTCTCGTAGTTGTGGCACAGCGCGTAAAACTTGACTTTGGTGCTGCCTTCCATCAGGCATACAAAGCCATCGCCAATGGCTAAGTCTTTGATCTGCATATTTCTGATCCTCCTTTCTCTCAAAACTCAACCCTTGATGCCGCCTTGTTCCACACCCCTGTCAGCTCCACGCCGTCAAGCGTGTCAAAGGCCGAAACAAAGCTGATGCCGTTTACGTCTGTGCCATGCACCATCTCCAACAGCTTGATGCGCACGCCGGTGGCCGCAGCGTCCGCCGCAGCGCCGGAGATGGTGAGGGTGGGGTCCACCCTCGCGCCGCTCCCCGCCACCAGTCCTGTCACCACAGTTCCGCCCGCGTTGCCCAGCAGCGTTACCTGCACCCGGATGTCTCCGGAGGGCTTCGCCCGGGCGTAAAAGCGGACAAAGCCGTCCTGCGCCTCGCAGTAGGCCGGGCATCCCGCCTCCTGCGCCGCTGCGCCGTAGTTGTCTGGGTAGGAGCCGAGAGCCGCATAGCCGGTCTTTGCTTCCGGCACCGGTGCGTCCTGCATCAGGGGCCAAGCTCCCTCTGCCTTCTCCCAGCTCTCCGGCGTCAGGGTCACGAGGCGGCTTCCCCGGTATCCGGCCCCGTCGCCCGCAAGGCCCGGGTACAGCACTTCGCCTGTGCTGTTATAGATAGGTTCACTCATTCTTTTACCTCCGCCTTTGCCGTGACGACCACATTTCCGGTCACGGCCTCGATGTTCACGCAGCCCTCTTCGGCATTCCACGCCGTTTCCGTAACGTCCTCGCTGCCCATCTTCACGTTCACCTCGGTCAGGGTGTACCCGCTCTCGGCGGTCAGGGCGGCTTTGTAGGCCCGGCCCTTGGCCACCACGACGGCGGTCTGGTCGGTGGTCACATGGCTCAGCCGGTTCACCACGCTGCACCACACCAGCGCCTGGCTCACCGTCACGCTGCATTCGGCCTTTGCGCCGCCTGCCGTGGCGCTGATGAGCGCGCTGCCCTCGGCCACGCCCCGCACGATGCCGCCGCTGACGGCAGCCACGTCCTCCCGGCTGCTCTGCCACACCACGGTGCGGTCGTCGGCGTTCTCGGGCCGCACGGTGGCCGTCAGTCGGGCCGTGCCGTCCACGCTCAGCTCAAGGGTGCTGCGGTCCAGCGTCACGCTGCTCACCGGCACCCTTGCCGCCTTTACGGTCACGGTGCAGCTGGCCGTCTTGCCGCCCACGCTGGCCCGGATGATGGCCGCTCCGGCGGCGCGGGCCGTCACCACGCCGCCGTCCACCACGGCAGCCTCTTCGTTGGAGCTGGTCCACGCGATGCTGCTCTGGGGGATGCTGGTGGGCAGCACCGTGGCCGTCAGGGTCGCGGTCTTGCCTTCCGTCAGCTCCAGCGTCCCGGCGCTCAGCATCAGGCTGGCGGCTCTCAGGCCGTCCTCGGCCACCGTTACGCTGCACGCTGCCTTCACGCCGCCCGCAATGGCCGCGATCTCCGTTGTTCCGGCGCAGATGGCCACCACCTCGCCGCCGGTCACACTGGCAGTCTCCGGGTCGGCACTGTACCACACCACAGCCTGATCAGCGCTCTCCGGGCTGACTGTGGCCGTCAGGGCCGCTTTTTCTCCGGGTCTCAGGTTTAAGGTGGTCTGACTCAGGGTCACAGCCTCTACCGGCACCTCGGCCTCCCGCACCCGCACGGCACAGCAGGCGTATTTCCCGCCGCTGGCGGCGAGGATGGCCGCAGCGCCCGGCTTTTTGGCCGTCACTGTGCCGTCGCTCACCTCGGCCACGGTCTCGTCGCTGCTCATCCACGCCACGTCGCCCTCCGGGTCGGCGGCTGCGTCCAGCACCGCCGTCTCACCCGCCGTCAGGGCCAGAGCATCGGTGCTCAGGCTCACCCGCTCCACCGCCGGCTTTACCAGCACGGCGCACTCTGCGCTGCACCCGTCTGCCCGGGCCGCGATCCGCGCTCCGCCGGGGGTCTTTGCCGTAATGACGCCGTCCTCCACAGCGGCCACAGCCTCGTCGCTGCTCTCCCACAGCACGGTCTGCTCCGTTGCATTCTCGGGGCTGATCCGGACTCCCAGCGCCGTCCGCTCCCCCGCATACAGGGTCAGGCTGTCCCGGCTCAGCTCCACACTCTCCACCGGCACCTCGGCCCATACCTCGCTCAGCTGGTCCAGCAGGGTGTCGGCGGTCTTTGTCTGGTAGGCAGCTTCCCGCAGCAGACGCATCAGCAGGCGGCGCTCCTCCTTTTTCGGGGCAAGGTTCGCCGCCCGGTTCGCTGCCTGGGTGGCAGCGGTGCAGGCGTCCAGTGTCTCATTTGCCGCGCCCAGTGCGCTGGCAGCGCTGGCAGCCGCAGCCGTGATGTCCGCCTGTGTCCTTGCCGCCGCAATGGCGGCGGCGCTCTCGGCGTCCTCGGCGCTCATCCGCTCCTTCTGGGTGGCGGCTGCGCCTTTCTGGGCGGCATCTGCCGCAGCCTTTGCCGTCTTGGCCGCGTCCTTTGCGGCTGCACCCTCGTTCATGGCCGTGTTCACGGCCTGCTGTACCAGCGCCACAAACTGGGCGTATACGCTGGGGTCTACGTCCTCCACCGTACCCGACAACTCAATGGTCTCGTAGCAGTCGTATCTCGCCGGGCAGCTCATGGCCGTGTAGCCGTCCGCGCTCTGGGCCAGCAGCATCCACAGCCCCTGCCGGGCGGCAGTAAAGCGTCGGTCGATGGTCACTTCCCGGCTCTCGTCCAGCAGCACCGGCTGGGGCAGCGTGCCGCCCTCCTGCTCGATGTGCAGGGTCACGGCCATCCCGTCCCACTCCTCCGGCAGCGCGAAGCTCAGGCTCTCCACGCCCGCCGTTCCTACGCCGCCCAGGTGCAGCACCCCCGGCTCGGCCCTCCAGCCCATCCCGCCGAATCGGTCTTTGATGATCCTTACTTTCACTCTGAGGCTCCTTCCTTTGAGAAAGGCTCCCCTCGCCAGGGGAGCTGCTTTGCAGCGCCGCCGTCAGGCGGACTGCAAAGCTGAGAGGTTTCCTTCCGGTCCGCTGCCGTTTCTAAAGGCCTCTTCTTCTCCAGCCTACCACGTCCTCTGCTTCAAAACTACTGCGGACTTATTCAAGCCCGCAGTAGTTTTGTAAGGTCTCGCCGCAGGCGAGCACGGGTTGCGGCTCCCAGCATCTGCTGCGCTGCCGCTTGCATCTTGCTGGCCGCTGCCCCAACAGCTCCTCCCTGTTTCGGCCACCGGCCGTGGTCGTCGCCGTTGCAGACATATAAAAGAACGAGCACCCCGGCTCACAGCCAGAGTGCTCGTTCTTTTCAGATCCGATTCAGAGGCCCAGCGCCTCAGACAGCTCATCAACGGTGTCAAATACCGGCCATTCTCCGGCCGCTATTGCTGCCTTTGTCTCGGCAGCTTCCTGTAAAAGCTCTTCAAAAGAATGGTACTTCTCGTACCGTTCCGGGTGCTTCTTCATCTCCTCCACTTCTGCCATTGCCGCCCAGATCTCCGCATTCGGCACTTCACGTTTCTCTTCTTCCATTGCATCAGCCCCCTTTGCGCCTACTATATCACATTTCGCCCATCATTTCACCCCCTCCCACCAGTTCTTCTCGTCCTTCGCCTTCTCCGCCTTCTTGTCCGCAGCGCTCACCCACTGTGCAAAGTCCTTTTCCTCGTACAGCGGATTCTCGTCTGCGTCCTCGAGGGCCAGCAGCTTCTTCTCCAGCTTCTCCCGGTCCCGGTCGCTTCCGGCCAGATACTCTTCCTTCACGGCCTCGGTGATCTTGGTCTTGATTCTGCCCTTGTCCTTGCCTGCGGTCAGCAGCCGGTTTATTTCGGCCTGCACGTCCTTCGCCCGGCCATTTTCCACTTCGTCCAGCAGGTCAGCGTACACGCTGGCGTCCTTGTCCCGGCCCTTTTCGGCCAGCAGCAGCTCGTTGGCCCTCTCGTTCACAGCGCCGGTCACCACGTCGGCCAGCTCCGCCCGCCGGGCAGAGTCTGTGCTGCCCACGTCCAGTCCCTCCAGCAGCTTCCTGAAGGCCGCTTTCCGTGCCGTCTCCGCCGCCTTCTCCTTGCCTGCGTTCTGGGCCTTGGCTGCTTCCAGAATGTCCTCGTCGTACTTCTTCAGCCGGGTCTTGAGCTGGCTGTCCACCTTGTCCGTCTTGTTCATCTGTTCCAGCTTCTTCATGGCCGCAGCAGCCTCCTCGCTGTCCCCGCTCTGGATGGCGTTGTACAGCCGGTCGTACTGTCCGGTGGCCGAAGAGGGTGCAGAGCTAAAGCTCACGTTGCCCGGTGCAGCCATTTCCGGCACGACATCGGCGATTTCTGCGGGAGTGTCCTGTACTGTCTGCGGCACATCCACAGCTTCGCCGGGCAGCTCTGCGCTCTGTGCAGCAGGCGCTGCTTCGCTTTTTACGTTCTGCTGTGCGGCGATCTCCTGCAGCATCCGGCGGGTCGCGGCCGCAGTGTCGGGCAGCGTCACGCCGTAAGCCTGCTCAAAAGCCGCACGGTTTTCCCGGTTCTCGGCGTTCGGCGTAAACAGTCCGATGGTCTTGCCCGTCAGGCTGTTGCTCGCCGCCACTTCGGCAAACTGCCGCACCGCCGGGTTTTCCGATTTTGCGGCAGTCTCATTTACGCTTCCGCTTCCCTCTGTCGCATCGCCCGCCATCTCACGCCCCGCAGCGCTTCCGGCGTCCAGCTGAGAGCTGCCCGGCACGCCAGTGGCGCTTTGCGCCCGGGCTGCGGCTCCCAGCGCCTGCTGCGCAGGGCCGCTGCCGCCGTCCTCTGTAGCAGCGCCCGCCATTTTACGTCCCATAGAGCTTCCGGCGTCCAGCGAAAACTCGCCCGACACGCCAGTGGCTCGCCCCTCTGGGGGAGCTGTCGGCGAAGCCGACTGAGAGGGCTCCGCTGCCCGGGCCTCCCACTCCTTCTGCCGGGCAGCAGCCTCATTAAAGGAGCCCGGGTTGCGGCTCCCGGCGTCTATTTCGGCCCTTGGGCGGGCCTCATATCCTGCCGGCCGCGGCCCCAACAGCTCCTCCCTGTTTCCGCCACTGGCGGCGGTCGTCGCTGTTGCCCTGTCCAGCGCTTCGCTCATACTGTGCAGCCCCGAGCCCACAGCGCCGCCCAGCGCGCCGGACGCGCCGCCGGAAAGTCCGCTTTCCAGCGCGGTGAGAAAGGTGTCTTTGGTAAACAGGTCCTTCGCCGCCTCGCTGTCCCCCAGCGCAGCGTCGATGGCCATGTCCGCATAGGTCTCCGCAAAGGCCTGCATCGAGTTGTCGATGCCGCCCGAGATGGCCGCAGCCACCGCCGGGTAGCGCTTCGCCAGCTCCGAGCTGCCCGCCAGCCCCTGCACCCAGTCCGCGATCTGCCCTGCCATTGTGTCCTTCGCGTAGTCCGAGCCCATGGTCTTTGCAAGGTCAGCCGCGCCCACCGAGTTGATGGCCCATCCCGCGCCAAACTTGGCGAGGCCGCCGCCCAGTGCTTTGCCTGCGCTCTCGCCCTTCTCCGCGCTCTGGCCCATGGCCTCCGCCGCGCCCTGGGCGCTCAGGATGGGCAGCACTGCCGCCGGGTTCACGCCCGCCACGGCCAGATTCTCCGCTGCGCTGGTCACGGCCCCCGCCACGGCCCGCTGGGTCGGGCTCAGGCCGCTCTGGGCCGCAGCCGTCAGCTGCTGCCCGCGGTCGTAGAGCTGGTAGCCCACGCTCTGGTTCTTGTCGATGCCGTCGCTCACCTCCAACCCCGCCAGCCGCTGGCGCATCTCCCGGATCTCCTTGGAGTTGTACCCCATCGAGATCAGCTCCCGGTTCCGGCTCTCCGGCCATGTGGGGTTATAGTCCATGTCTACGTCGGTCAAAAGGTCGAAAAGGCTCTGGGCGTGCTCGTCGCCCTTTACCTCCTGCTCCACCTGTTTCCAGTTCTTCAGGGTGGCGTCGATGTTCTTTCCCGCCTGCACGCCGTACTCCGCGCCCAGCACCGGGGCAGCGGCCACCGTGTCTCCGATGCCGCCGATGGCGTTCGCCGCCCGGCGCACGCCCCGCTGCCATGCGGGGATGGCGTCCAGCGCAGCGTTCATCTTCCGGGCCTCGTCGATCTGCGCCTGTGTCCAGCCGCCCTTCTTGATCAGGTCGGCGTCCGTGTACGCGCCGTGGGTGTTGTCCACCCGCCGCACCGCGTCGGCCAGATTCTTGTTGTCCCCGGTGTCCAGCCACTGGTTGATGCGGTCAAACTCGTCCGGTACGCTGTCCTTGGCAAAGCTGGCTCTCAGCTCCTGCGCCCGGCCGGTGCCGTAGGCCATGGCCCCGCTGCCCACGTTCTCCAGCACGTTTCCGCTCTTCGCCGGAACGCCCCACTTCTGCCCCATGTCCAGCGCCCTTTCGGTGGGGCTTCCTTTAAGAAGGGCGCTTTGCGCCCGGGTTGCGGCTCCCAGCGTCTGCTGCGCTGCCGCTTGCATCCCGCTGGCCGCTGCCCCAACAGCTCCTCCCTGTTTCGGCCACTGGCCGCGGTCGTCGCCGTTGCCCCTATCAGGGGAGCTCCGTTCTCGCGCGGCGTCAGCCGACGGGAACGGTGAGAGGTTTTCTTTCCGCCCGCTGATGTTTTCCGTGGCTGTGGGCGAAGCTGCCTGAGAGGGCTCATTCCTCGCATCCACCTCCCCCATGTCGCTTATGTGCCTCTCGGTATACTGCTGTAAGGCTTTGTCCCGGGTGTTCTGCTCCTGTTCTGCCTGACGTTGTGCTTCCTTTTTGTCAAACTCCCGGCTCCACTGGCTCAGCTGCTCCTTGGTGACGCTGCTCTTCTTTGTGGTGATGTTCTGCGCAGTGCTGCCCGCCCCACTCGCCTTGTCCGGGTTCTTTGCGGCAAATTCCCTGCTCCATTGTGCGAGCTGCTGTTTGGTTACTGCCATTCCGTCTTCTTCCCTTCTTTTTGTCTTGACAAATAGTATTGTATTTGTTATTCTGTTATTGAGGAGATGATGTCGTGAAAAGTTATTCGTCCCGCGAGGTCATAAAGGCGCTCAAGGCCGACGGCTGGTATGAGGTCAACTGCGTGGGCAGCCACCACCAGTATAAACACCCCGCCAAGCCCGGTCGCGTCACCGTAAAAGACCCCGATAAAGATATTCCCCGGGCTACGCTTAACCGCATTGAGCAGCAGTCCGGCCTTGAATTCCGCTGAATGATAGGAGGCTTTTCTGATGAAAAAGAATCTTCCCGACCGTTACTTCTATCCTGCCGTGTTTATCTACGAGGACGGGCAGGAGATCGCTGTCGATTTTCCCGACCTCGGTGTCGCCACCAGCGGTACGTCCGAGGACGACGCCCTGCTTTCCGCCCGCGAGTTGCTTGGCTGCGTGATGTGCGGGCTGGAAGAGGACGGCGAGCCTATCCCCGCCCCCTCGGCCCTGTCCGCTATCCAGCCTAAAGAAAACGAGCGGGTCGTGCTGGTCGATGCCTATATGCCGTCCGTCCGGCTCGCCAGCGTCAATCGTTCAGTAAACCGCACCGTCACTCTCCCGGCGTGGCTCAATGCCGCCGCCCTTGAACGCAATGTAAACTTCAGTCAGGTCCTTCAGGACGCGCTCAAGCACCAGCTCCACCTCGCCTGACTTTATCCCAAAGCCTCCTGCACACGGTCGTGCAGGAGGCTTTTCTGTTACCCGGCCAGCTCAAAGGCTTTCCAGATCTCGTCGTCCGTGTATCCCTGATACTTCAGGCTGTCAAAAATAGTCTGGTCATCCGAGCCGTGGTTCCTCTGGCCCTTGATGGCGTTCGCCGCCACCTGCGCCCGCTGCGGGACACTCGACTGGCTTGCCGTTCTTCCGGTGCTCTGGCTCTGTCTGTTACTTGTCCCAGTACCCCACTTGTTTGCCGGGTCTCCTTTCCAGCTCTGCCCCGTCAGACCTCGGTTCGTCTCCAACAGGTTCGGGGTGTCGTCCTTTATCCAGCCCGCATCCGTCAGCGTCCGCTTGTAGTAATCATATCGCGGGTCACTCGCTTTCATTGTGACAAACTCCTTCGACATACTCAGCAGCTGGGCATAGGTCGGGCTGCTCCTGCTGCCCGAAGAGCCGCCCGAGCTGCCGCTGCTCCTGCTGCCCGAAGAGCCGCCCGAGCTGCCGCTTCTCCGACCGCTGCCCGAAGAGCCGCTGTTGTTATTCTTATACAGCGCCGCGCTGTAGCTGCCCAGGACGCTCGGGTCGATGTTGTTTACCTTCAGCATATGCCCTGCTGGCCGCTGCCCCAACAACTCCTCCCTGTTTCCGCCACTGGCGGCGGTCGTCATCGTTGCCCCTCTGGGGGAGCTGTCGGCGCAGCCGACTGAGAGGGCTACTCCACCATCACCTCCGGCCCTTTTTCCTCCCGGCTCTCGGCTCCGATCTCCACCAGCGGTGGGGCATCACCCTCGCTCTGGCTCTGGCCGGGTACCATTGCCGCGGCCTTTTCGGCCACGGTCATCAGCACGGTGGCCATGGCGGCTGCATTTTTGTCGCTCATCACGCGCTCACCGTACCGCTCCAGCTGAGCGTCCAGCAGCTTTCGCTCCTCGCTGTCCAGCTGCCGGTCATAGCTGTCCTCGGCAGCGTACAGCACAAGCCCCGTCTCCGTGGCGTCCGCCAGCTCCTCGGCGTCGCTCTTGAGCAGTGTGCCTACCGCAAAGCAGCGGGCGCGGGTGTCCTCGTCCAGCTTCCGGTGGAGCTTGGCCCGTACCTGCGCGGCCCGCTGACTCTCATCCACCCGGCTCTGCAAATAACTCACCTGCGCCCTCGCCCCGAGGCTGGCCCGGATCGCTATCTCCCGCGCAGCAGCCTGCCGCTCTTTTGCAAAGGCGTCGCTCCGGCCGGCTTCCTCGGCCATCCAGCTGCGGATGGTGCTCTCCGGTACGCCGTACCGCCGGGCTACCGCACAGATGGATCCAGACGACAGCATGGCCATCAGCACCTCGGCCCGCACCTTCGGCGGGTACTTCCGCCCCCGCTGGGAGCCCTTTACCGTGTTTTTGCAATATGCCCGCTTGGCCACCGCTCTGCCTCCCCTCTGTCGCAAGGCCCACGCTTTTGCGCTTCGTCGGGCCTGTTTCGTCCCGCTCAGGCCTGCCCGGTCTGCCAAGGGCTCCCCTCGGTAGGGGAGCTGGCGAGCGAAGCGAGACTGAGAGGTTCTTCCTTCCCAGTCTACCGCCGCCGGAAAAACAAAACTACTGCGGACATTTTGCCCGCAGTAGTTTCTTGTATGGCAAACAGGCCGGGTCTCCCCAGCCATCCTTCGAGAAAGGCTCCCCTCGCCAGGGGAGCTGCTTTGCAGCGCCGCCGTCAGGCGGACTGCAAGGCTGAGAGGTTTTCCTCTCACATCAGCCCTGCCGCCGCCGCATACACTGCCACGGTGCTCAGTGCTTCCAGCTCCTTGTGGTAGTAGGTCGTCCGCCCGATGTGCAGCTTCGCCACCACCCGCTCCTCCGGCATCCCGTCCAGATACCGCAGCTGTAAAAGCCGCCTGCATACCGGGTCTTCGGCCTCGTAGTAGTCCATCGCCAGCGCGATCACGCCCGCCCAGCCGCTTTTTCCCTGTCCACAAGCCCGCAGCTCTGCCCGCACCCGTCGTTTCTGCTCCCTGGTCAATCCCTCGCCGCCTTTCTTCGCGCGCGTTAAAACGCAAAATACCGGTACTTTGTCTGTCAGGTGCGAACTTTCGCACCCTCCCGCTTTACCATCACCACATAGCAGCGCAGCTCGTCTGCGTCCCAGCCCTCTTTTTCGTCGCCCGGCGCGTCCGGCTCCGGCACGACGCACCGCACAAACTTCCAGCCCGGGTATCTCTGCTCCCACCAGTAGGCGTTGTCCTTGCAGTCGGTGCAGCCTTTGCGCAGCTGCTTGCGGCTCCATCGGGTGTCGTTGGGGGCGTGCTCCACCGGCAGTGTCAGGTTTCGGGTCTCGTACCACCGCATCTGCCCGTGCTTCTCGAAGTATGTGATCAGGTCGTCCAGCCTGTTTTGCAGATTTAACCGGTCGGCGTTGGCTGTGCCGAGGCTCTCCACGCTGCCGTCCGGCCAGCGCATGGCCCACTTGTCCTCCAGCAGCTGCCGGAACTCCGCATTCTGCCGCATGGTCAGTCCTTTGCACTCCACCAGCAGATGATGGTGGTACCGCCCGCTCTTCCGTCCGCAGCCGGTCAGGCCCATCACCCGCAGCTCGGTGCCTGGGCCGTACAGCTTTGCGATGGCAGCCTTCACCCGGCGGATGTAGTTGCGCAGATCCCGCTGGGCCTGCTCCATGCTCTCCGGCAAAAAGGCCTCTATGTAGGTCAGGGTCAGGTAAAATCCCAGCACGGTAAAGTTTGCGTTGGCTTTCTGCACCCGCAAGTGGTGGGAGTGCTGGGCGTTCCGCTTTTTCTGCCGTTCGCTGCTGGGTCTCGCCTTCTTCCTCCGCTTGGCTGCATGCTCCTCCGGTGTGATGGGGTAGAGGTCTACTTCCATGTATCCCTCTCCGCAGAGCGTTCTCTTCTCCCGGGTATAGCTCTTCTTCATCCTGTACCCTCCTGCTGCCTTGAGCTGGTAGTGTAGTTTTCTCTTCCGTGGTCATCACCGTCACAGAAATAACGGGTATACTAGCTCCCCAAAGCGCCCGCCCGGACGCTTTATTTAAGAGAGGTTTACCTCTATATAAACCGATATGCCTGCCGCCGAGCTCCCTCGGCAGCAGGCATCTCGCCTTATATTTTTGTCGAAGACGCCCCCGATGGTTTTCCATCGGGGGCTTACCTGTCTGTATTTTTATGGCCTTGCCGGCTTTCCCGCCGCTGCCCAGTAGCCGTAGGTCAGCTCCGGTCGGCCCTCTTTTTTGGCGATGGCGTTGTAGGTCATCAGGTCGTGGACGTCGTAGTCCAGCGGCGTCGGATCCTTGATCCGCCGCAGCACCGGCAGCTTCGGCTTTTTGCTCTTCGGCTTGGGCGGCTTTTCGCTCCGGGCATTGTGCATGCTGACCTGCCGCACCTCTTTTCGGCAGGTCATTTTTGCGATGCCGCGCCTGTCGCAGCGCCCGCCCTGCTGGTTGTAGGCGTAGTAGGCCCCGTCGTCGTCGCCAAAGACGCCCGCCTCCCACAGCTCCCGGGACGTACCCTCGCCCAGCACGTTCCCGGCCGCATCGTAGCAGGTGTAGACGTTCATCACCCGGCCTTTTTCTCCCCGCCGGGGGCCGTCCTCCGGATGCAGCAGCTCGCTGCTGATGTTGTACTTCCGGTCCCTCATCCGGTTGTTCTCGTGCTTGGCCCACTCGCTGGTGTGGTAGCCCCTCGGCACGATTCCGCTGGCCTCCAGCTCTCCGGCTGTGCCTTTTGCGAGGACTTCTCCGGTCAGGTAGTCCTTTACGGTGTAGAGATTCGCTTTGCCCATCTGCTCTCCTTCAGCTGCGCCATCGCAGCCGTAGCCTTTTCTTCCAGCTTCTTTTCGCTCAGCACCCGCAGGCTGCCCTTCCCGGCCCGGCGTCCCAGCTCCTGCATCACGGCCCGCTTCAAAAAAGCCCGCTTCTGATCCTCGTAATCCCGTTCGCTCTGTCGGACCCGGTCTTCGTCCGGCTGATTCTCCACCATGATGTCTTCCTTCAGCGCAGCCTGCGCGCACCGGCGCAGATGCTCCATCGCCACATCCAGCCCGTCCGTGTGGCCCTCTTCGTTCACCTGCCGGTAGTTGGCCAGCGCCTCTTCCTTCAGCCGGTTCAGCCGCCCGGCTCCGAAGCCCAGCTCCTCGATGCAGGCCTCAGCGCACAGCGTCCAGACCATGCTGGCCGCCACGTCGCCCGCCATCCGCAGCTGCTCTTCCCGCCGGGTGCGGGGGCTGCGCAGCACCGGCACCCGGAAGTCCGGGTCCACGCCCTCCGGCATCCAGCTGCGCCGCAACGCAAGGCTCCTGTCTGTCGAGGGCATCCCCCGGTCGTTCACTGTCATGGCCACATCCAGACTCTCCTGCCCCAGCTTTTCCGCCCGGGCCAGGATCTTGTTCAGCCGCGCCGCGCCAACGCCGAAGCTCTGATGCAGCGCGATGAGGATGCACCACCTCGTCATCTCCGCCGTCCCCTCCCGCGTCAGATCAAGCTCTGTCGTGAGACTCATCTTGTTTTTCTTCATGCCCTTTGTACTCCCTGCACTTCTCATCCCGCCCGGCGCAAGCAAGGCACCCCGGACGGGTTATCTCAAAAACATGGATGCATTGCTTTCGGTCTGTCACGGCTCCCCCGTCTCCGCCATCAGGCGGGTCAGGTCGCCCAGCATCCCGCTCACGGTCTTGGAGAGGATGTTGATGGCGTCCTCCTGCAGGTCTCCCGGCAAGGCCCGCACCGTAAAGCTGGCCGCCACCATCTCCTGCTTCAGCCGGGTGTTCACCCGGCTCACCTCCGCCCAGAGCTTCGCCTCGTCCGGCGTCATCTTCCGGGCGCTGGGCCGGACAGCGCCCTTGATGAGGGCCGCCAGCTGGTGGAACTCTTCGTCGCTCACCTCTTTGTCGTCGCTCGCTGCGGCGATGGCCCGCGCCCGGTCGCTGGGGGTGCCGGTGCGCAGGATGTGCTCGTATTCTTCCAGCTTCATTTGCATTTTTCTCCCTTTACGCACTATGCCTGTCGTTCTTCTCTTCCGCCGCCCTCTGGCAGCTCTTCAGCTTCCGGCAGTACCGGCGCAGCTGCGCCTTCTCCGCCCGCTCGATCTCGAGCCCCCGGCCATAGCCCCAGCAGACGATGCCGCCGGCGGCCAGCAGCACGGCCAGGATGGCCGCGCCCGTCCAGCTTCCCACGGCGTCAAAGGCGATGCTGTCGCCCACCCCCGCCGCGCCGATGAGCAGCGCAGTGCCGGTCAGGTAGAGCGCCTGTATCTTCATTTTCATTGCAATTCTCCTTGTGATTCGGCCTATACTGGTATTTTTGCTTTCGTTGTGGTATACTCCACCTGATAGGTTTTGTCCCCTATCGTTATCTGGCTCGTCGGTGTTCCAGCATCGGCGGGCCTTTCTTTTTTCCGGTTCGCCTGCCACACCTCAAATGCGGCCCGGTTCTCCGGCTGCGCGTAAAAATCCCGCATCATCTGGCACAGTGCTCGCGCCTGCCACCGGTCAAAGGGGCGTTCTTCTTGGCTCATGTCTCACCTCTTCATGCCAGCCACTCGCTGCAAATGGTGTCGGCCACGTGCTTTGTAAACCCCAGCAGCTCGTCGCCCCGCTGGAACATCAGCACGGCAGCGCCCACGATGGGCTGCTTGCCGTTCGCCGTAACGTCCGCCGGGGCAAGCTGCGTGGCCTTCTGGTTCGCCGCCTTGCACTTCAGACGCCCTTCCTCGTCCACCAGCAGCACCAGCCGGTCAGCCTCCTCCCGCGCCCAGGTGGCGTCCAGCGCCGACGGCACGGTCTCCACATATCCGCTCACCAGCTTCTGCAGGGTCTCCAGCTTCGCGCCGTCCCCCTCGTCGCACTTGAGCAGAAAACTCCGGTTCTTCGCCGGGATCACGATCATGTAACGGTTCATTGCTTATCCCTCCGTATTGTCATATCCGGCCTTCTCGGCCTTCTCCACACTCACATCGTCGAACGCCCCTTCCATCGCCAGCAGCACCCGGCGCTGTGCCGTGGGCCTCAGCCCCGCCCGCCGCATTGCGATCAGGCAGTAGCCCATGCAGGCCGCGTTGCTCCACGGCCCGTTCAGTTCCTTCAGCATTTCGTCCATCTTTTTCTCCTTCCTCACGCACTCTTCGGCGGGTCAGCGGCTTGTCCGCTTTCCCGCTGCGTGATACAATCCTTTCAGAAAGGATGTGTTTCTCATGTCGATTGACATTATTACTGCCCTCGCGGCCATTGCATCGTGTATCATTTCTGCCGTTAACCTGTACTCCACATATCGCTTGACCAAGTACACCGTGCAGGCCACTCACGATCTGGAATCCGAAAAGCTCTTCTTCCATGCCAAAACGGAAGCTTATCGGGCATTTCTCAGCACGGCATCCGAGTATATGGCAGACCCTTCCGCAGAAAATACGCTGCGGATGAACGCCGATTGCTCCTATGCCGTCCTTTTTTCCAGTCCCAAAACGCAGGACGCTCTGAGCACTTACGGAAAAAGCATGATTCTTTCCATGTCAGATCCGGATTCCAAAGGGCTGTCTGATGAATTTGTTCGCGCTCAGATCGCCGCTATGCACGCGATGCAAGAAGAGTTAAGCACGACAATGCACCCCACACCGCTAAAATAATTGCCAGCGTTTCAAGTCCGACCCCAATGTCCTGAAGAACATCGTTGTCTTTCTCGATTCCTACCACAAATAGTCCGGTTCCTGCTGTACTGAGCGCCGCTGCCAATATGCTGACTGCGATGCACAGAGCTTCTTCGTTTACCATCGACCTTCCTCCTCCCTCACGCACTCTTCGGCGGGTCATCCATGTTCGTCCGGCTGGTGGCCAGCAGCGCTGCCCCTTCGATCATGTACCCCAGTTTTACCTGCACGTCCTCCGGCAGAGTCTTCATTTTGTCCAGCAAGCTACTGGCGTTCATCTCTGCGACTGACATTTTATCAACCTCCTCGTTTGTTATCGCTCTTAGAAAGTTTTCTATCTGAACTTTCCGAGTTTATTTTAGTTTATAATCTTACCTTTGTCAAGTGTTTCTTTGCGTTTCGTGTTGATTTTCTGAACTCGATGTGCTATAGTAGCGTCGAAGGGAGGTGAAAACCATGAACGAGCGAATCAAAGCCGCACGTAAAGCCCTCGGATTGACAATGGAGCAATTCGGTAAGCGTGTAGGTTTGAGCAAATCAGCCATCAGCTTGATTGAGAGTGGCAAAAACGGAACGACCGAGCAGACAGTTGCGTCTATCTGCCGCGAGTTTGGTGTCAATGGAATGTGGCTGCGCACTGGCGAAGGCGAGATGTTCGACCAGAGCACAGAATCTTCTCTTGACCGTCTGGCCGCCGAGTATCATCTGGATGAGCGGAAAAAAGCCATCATCTCCGCTTTCCTCAAGCTCAGCACTGCCGATCAGGAGGCTATCCTTCGCTACGTCGATTCTTTGGCCGCAGAGTTGTCTGTCTCGCCCCCGGCGCTGGACGTCGATGCCGAAGTTGAAGCCTATCGTCAGGAACTTCTTGCGCAGAAAAAAGCGGAGGTCGCTGTCTCTCCCTCCGCTGGTACAGCCGCCAACGCGGGCTGAAATAAGCCAAAAAGGCTCCTGTGCGTCCCTGCACAAGAGCCTTTTACGTTGCCAGTGCAACGAAACAAATTTTATGGCGAATTTTTGGTGATTTTGACACTTCCCATCCCTGCGCCTTTTCCTCTATGATTGTGAAAATATAGTTTTTGAGGAGGAATTGCTCATGCGGCTTACATTATTTGAAATTCTGTTCGGGGCTATCGTTGTTGTTCTGGCCTTTTTGCCGATTATTTTTTTGGTTTATCTCAAACATCATTCTGAAGTTCTAAAGAATTTTGAGCTTCGCCGAAACCGTCAAACTTTTCGTTATAAATTTTTTCTTATTCTTTTGGGTATTTCTATTTCTGCTTTCTACTTTTTAGTTTTCACATTAACTTTCGGAATGCTATATTTCCCAGTATTTCTAGCTTCTCTAGCAGGAACATTGCTTTCCGGATGGGTAATGCATCTTCTATGTAAAAAGTTTGATACTCATTCTTGCTCCACACTCCTAATTTCGGCTATTGTCCTTTTTGTATTCCTCGCAATCGACCTTCTTGCTCCCACTATTATGCTTGGGGGGTCTTTGTTCAATACCAACACTATTTACTCAATTTCTTTTGGATGTTTAACCATTTATGCGTTTTGGTTAAAGTTCCATCCTTTCCCACACACTAGCAGTTCCATAAAGTCTGTAGACTCCACTACTCCTTCCGAATCTGAGTCCTCCGTCCCTGCTTCCGATAGTGATAAAGGTTCTACTTCCACCATTGGCTGCCTTAAAGCTGATGTCTTCAGCGACAGCGAACTGCCTGTGGAATCTATTCCTGTTAATCTCGTTCCAGAATCAGTCGTTACCGTAGGCTCGCCCACTCCTACCGAAAACACCACTACCAAAAAAAGTATTCATGTGCCGAAGAAACTCATTCTCTTTACTAGCTTTGTTTTCATTTTCGCTCTAGGCATCGTTCTCGGCTATCTAACTGGAGGCGGCTATCTTTCTCCTGATTTTGTACCCAATTCTCCTTACATCCAAAAACTTCAAAAGGCCGAAAGTGATGCTTCTTCAAAGGGTTATAAGAAAGGTTATCATGATGGCCGCGATGATGGCTATATTGCAGGGAAAGAATACGGCTACAAAGAAGGTTACCACGAAGGCTATGATGACGGCGCTTCCGATGAGTTAGCTCTTCTATTGGACGACTACTTTGGCTAATCCACAGTTACCAATTTATGTATTGAATCGAGGTGCTTATTTATGTCCACCCGCACCCACCCCGAATCCGCCCGTATCATCCGCGAGGCACGGCAGGCCGCCGGGCTGACGCAGCTGGAGCTTGCGGAGAAGCTTGGTGTCACCATCGGCACGATCAACTATTATGAGCGAGGCGCCGGGATGCCCAAAACAGATAATCTCTTTGCACTCTGCGACATCCTGCACATCAGACCCGCCGACCTCCTGCGCGCCGATTCATAAACCTAACGCCCCCGCCAGTGTTTCCACCAGCGGGGGCGCAAAGGAAGCAAAAAAATAACCGCTCTGGCTAAACCAAAGCGGCCGATCAGTATACGGAGGAATCACAGATGCGAAAGCGGCTAATTTCATTTGCCCTTGCGGCGACCATCATGGTTTCCGCCTCTCTCCCGGCATTCGCCACAAAGAAGTTCGATATGAGCGTCTTTGATGGGAAGGATTATGTAGGAGTTGTGACCGATGATATGACCGGTTGGACTTTTGCATTTCCCCGGTTTGGCACCATAGAAGAAGGCGGCACTTATATTGTTTCTGATGATGATTCGCGATTAAGCGCTTCTTCCAGCCTATACCTCAACGATACTTATGATTTTTATTATCTCGACTTCAATCGTACAGGATCTTTTGCGTCTGGTTTTAATAGTGTGATCGTTAAAATCGGTGACAATCGATATAATTTTTCAAACGGACAGACTGACTCTACTGTTTCCGAAGGGATTGTTCTAGAATCATTTAGCTTGCCGATGAAAAAAGAGCTTGTTCCTTTTATGAATGATTTGGCCGAACATATAAACGACGAAATCAAAGTGCGTTTTGTGGGCATCTATAAAGATTATGATTTCGCTCTTACATATGACATGAAGCTAAGAATCCTCGTAATGTATGACCTCTATGTTGCCGGAAACGGCACCCGCAATAAAAATCTGCGAGATATAACCGATTTGGATGGAACTATTGTCAGTAAAAACGGAGAAATTATTGACGGACACCGGGATGAAAAGATTCTGCGTACGGTCTTAGAAGGCGTCGTTGACTCCATTGATACGTTATCTACCCATTGATTTTTTCTCGGCTAACCTGTATAATGAACTTACAGGTTAACCCCACCCTGCGTGAATTGGGGAATTAAAAAAAGTGTTGTCTACAAGCAACAGAACCCGCTAAGCCTCTGAGTGCGAAAGCATTCAAGCGTATCATGGCGGGTCATGACAAAGACCCCGCCACGCCTCTCAATGATGCGCACCATGGCGGGGTCGTTTTTATTATTTTGAATCGAGGTGATTATTTATGTCCACCCGCAGCCACCCCGAATCCGCCCGTATCATCCGCGAGGCACGGCAGGCCGCCGGGCTGACGCAGCTGGAGCTTGCGGAGAAGCTTGGTGTCACCATCGGCACGATCAGCTATTATGAGCGAGGCGCAGGCCAGCCCAAAATCGATAATCTCTTTGCACTCTGCGACATCCTGCACATCAGACCCGCCGACCTCCTGCGTGCCGATTCATAAACCTAACGCCCTCGCCAGTGTTTCCACCAGCGGGGGCGTTTGTGCAAAAAAGATCCCGGCAGCCTTGTACGATAAAGGCCGCCGGGCGCGCATGGGGTGCATGTCGGAGAAAAACAACGCAGTCAATGACTCTTCGCCTGCTGACACATCCAGTATACCATACCCCATGTGTATCGGCAAGCAAGTCAGAAAGGAGTTTTTGTGGCCAGAAAAAAAGAGCGCACACAGCCCCGCCTTGTCGCCTACTACCGCTACTCTGGCGGCAGCCGCCAGACAGAGCAGTCCATCGAGGGCCAGCGCCGGGACTGCGAGGCCTACGCCCGCGCCCATGGCATGACCATCCTGCGCGAGTATGTGGACCGCCATATCAGCGGCAAAACAGACGACCGCGCCCAGTTCCGGCAGATGATCGATGACAGCGCAAAGCGCACCTTTGACTTGGTCATCTGCTGGAAGACCGACCGCTTTGCCCGCAACCGGTACGACAGCGCCGTGTACAAAAAGCAGCTGCGTGACAATGGTGTCAGCGTCATCTATGCCGCCGAGAGCAACATCGAGGGCGCCGAGGGCATCATCATCGAGGGCCTGATGGAGGCTCTGGCCGAGTATTACTCCGCCGAGCTGGCCGAGAAGGCCCGCCGGGGGATGCGGGAGTCAGCCCTCAAAGGCCAGACTCTGGGCCGGACTCCCCCTCTGGGTCTGACGGTAGACAGCACCAAGCACTACGTCATAGATCCGGCAGGTGCGGATACGGTACGCCTTATCTTTGAGCTGTACGCAAGCGGCCTCAGCATCGCCTCCATCATAAGACGGCTCAATGGCATGGGCCTTCGCACCGTCCGGGGCAATCCTTTTGATAAGAGCAGCATCAGCCGCATCATCCGCGACGAGAGGTATCGCGGCGTATACGTCAGCAAAAAATTTGACGTCCGCATCGAGGGCGCTATCCCGCCCATCATCGACGACGACCTGTGGGAAAGGACACAAAAAATGATCAAACTCAACCGTCAGAGCCGTGCTCCCCACTCTGCCAAGGCAGACTATATCCTCTCCGGCAAGCTGTACTGCGGCGAATGCGGCTGCCTGATGAAGGGCATCTGCGGCCACAACCCCTCTGGCCGCGTCTATCATTACTATTCCTGCCCGGGCCGCAGCCTTGGCCGCCCCTGTACCCGGAAAAATATGCCGAAGGATGTGCTGGAAAAGCTCGTAGTGGAGTCCACTTCCAATCTGCTGCTCCGGCCGGAAAACATCCAGCAGCTTGCAGACGCCATCGTGAGCTTGCAGCAGGCCGAGGCGTCCCGTCCCGATCCGGAGCGTGCAGCCCTGGAGCAGGCGCTTGCTGAGATCCGCCGCAAAATCGGCAACATCCTGAGCACCATCGAGAACGGCACCGCCAGCGCCGCCCTGACCTCCCGGCTGTCCGATCTGGAGCAGCAGGAAAGCGCCCTCGATCACCAGCTTGCCTCGCTCTCCACACCGGAGCCGTTTACGTTGAGCCGTGACGAGGTCATCTTCCTGCTTGAGCAGTTCCGTGCCTCCCCGTCCGAGCGCACCAACGCCTACTGCCGCCGCCTTGTGGATACCTTTGTCGATAAGGTCGAGCTGACCAACCGGGAGCTGATCATCCACTTCAATATTTCCAAATCCACCGAAAACAAAAATTCCCAGTCGAACAATAGATGTTCGACTGGGAAGCGTCTGGTTGGGGATGAGAGAATCGAACTCCCACAAGTAGAGTCAGAGTCTACCGCACTACCACTATGCAAATCCCCAATATCCTGTTGTGTTTCGCGGCATCGGGCCGGCCAACGTGTGCTATTATAGCCGCCTCCGGGCGCTTTGTCAAGCGGATTTTTGAAAAAAGTTGTACTTTTTTCTTGCAGGCCGCGATTCAGACGTACTTTCGAGCAATTCAGAGAAGCCGACGCCTGACCGGGCAGAAGCAATTTCTTCTGCACTCTCTTGTGGCATTTTCTGCACGTTCCGCACCATACAATAAGGTGTACCTGATTTTCTACTTGTTAATAGAGGAGGACGCCTTATGCTGCAAACCCCATCCAAGACTACCCAGACTCTGCTTTCGCCCCGCATCCCCCGCGACAACGAGCACGAGCGCTACCACCCCGAGCTGGAAGAAGAGCTGAAAGAGTGCCTGTTCTGCCTGCGGCGGAACGCGATGATGTTCGACCTCGAGGTGGACTCCGACCTCATCGAGCAGCGCATCTACGAGCGGCAGGCGCTTTTGTGCCGCTACCGCTACCTGCTGGCCCGCGCCCGGGAGCTGGGGCTGCACACCATCCTGAAAAAGTATCAGCCTATTGGGTAA